TATCTAAAGTGCCATCGTAATTCAGAGGGCTTGAACCTAAGCCCGCTGTCAGTACTTGTTGAACGCCCTAAGGATTCACGATCCTTTCGGCTTTCTTGGGGTCCGTACGGGATTGCCATCCCCACTTCCCGAGCCAACTTTTGAAAGGTAGCTCGGGAGGCTTTTGACCATGTGGGAATTACAGTAATGACTGTGGCGTGGAGCCAGTCACGTGCAGCTTGTTTAACCCATTCAGACATGTGCTTGGACAGACGCAAGCGGTATGCTGACATGTTAAATTGGTACGCCGTGAACTTGTACGTGAATTTCATCGCCGTCGCCGTCTTCTGTTAGGCATTCGAGGTTTAGGGCTGTGGGACTTACCACCACCCATCAGTTTTATTTGCTCGTCTAAGTCAACGTACTCACAGGTCTGATGGTAGGCGATCAAATTTCCCTGAGTGATTACATCTAAAGCATCCCAATTAACCCCGTTAGGATTTCTTACTCCTGGGGGGCTGATTCCGAATCGCTCACAGGCTCGCCAGATTGCAAACTCTGTTGTTCGGTTTGGAGGCCAGAGGATTTTCTTGCCTCCTCCTCCAGCCCACGTAGAAAAAGGTCGCGTGCCTCCTTCAATTTGGCTTCGTCCAAGGAATTCGCCTGCATAATACAGACTACAATTCGATTGACTTCGATGGTAGACAATCCTGCTTCAGCGAGTTCGTCGGACCATTTCACCCATGTCTTTGGGTTATCGAGAACGACCTCACTCCACTCGATCTCACTTGGCTGCAACGAAATAATCGCCATGTAAGCAAAACGTTGCTCATTGTATCGCGTCAAGCGATCATTATAAGTTTCGTCGTTTGTCAGGGGGACCCATCCATCCTTAGTCAACTTACCAGGAGCCTTGGGTTCGGGCACCAGCTTTTCAAATTCACTCATGTCCGCCACAGCCTGGGCTTTAATTACAACGTCGCCGTCCAATCGTGGTAGAACGAGAATTTCCTCATTCGGTCCAGTGACTTCTTTTCCACCAATTCTCATTTCGATCTCCCTCAATAAATAATACAAAGTAAAATAGCGGGGCGGGCGTTCCGCCCCACTAAGGTTTCAAGTTTACGCACACTCATTGAAGTTACCACGCGTCGGGGTAGCTTCACTTACATTGCAACGTCCAGACACAGCAATAGTGGCTTCGCCGAGATCATACTCCAGACTTTCAAAACGGAAGTCCGGGAACGTGATCCGTTCATCCTCATCAGAACCACACGGTACACAGTGAACAATTTCTATGTCCACGGCATACGGCTCACAAAGGTCAGACGAACTAGACACCCACTCAGCCGCCCCGCCCGTGCCTTTGACAGCATCCACAGCGGTAACAGATTCACTGGTGCCTGTAAGGATATGATCGTAGACGAACTCCAGTGAGACCTCAAGAGGTTGCTCGTCGCCTTCTTTCACAGTATCCAAATCGCCACGATCCAAGAGGTACTCATACTCCTTGGCCTCAGTCCACGTGAGGTTACCTTCACCAATAGTCACATCAATTCGCTGTGGCTCAAAGGCAATCAAATCTGCCGCCGCCGGGGTATTAGCGCCCCAAGCCGGTGTGAACTCAACGTTATTAGTGTCATTCACATTCAACGTACGACCCGTAACGGTATACGTTTCAGTGTTGTTTGCCGTATTAACCGTAAATCGAGCACCAATCGGCACCATAGTGGTGATGGTACTATTGAGATTTACAGTATTGATATCGACCTCGGTGTCAGTTGCACCGGGCGTGGTTTCCTCGATAACCGCGGAACCACTGAGACCATCCTTCATACGGATGGTCGCATCTCGTAATTCGATCCTCGCCATTGTTTAACTCCTACATCGAAAGATACATTTCAAATCGACCATCCACGACGGCCTGCCGGATTCGTTCTTCACGGCTAACTTGACCAAAGTGGATCAAACGCGCTGGTTCACTGAAACCCGTCCGTTGGGTTAGACAACCAACTAAAGAACCATCATCGTCGGCTCCATCACCAAATCGGTAAATTGGAATATTCTCCATCATAGCGACTAGAAATTCGCCGCCCCAACGATTGATGTCGTAAGCGCCTTCTGTTGACATTCTCATGTAATCTGTCAAGAAGATACTTATGTCTATATGAACTCGCCAGTAGCTTTTGCTGACTTCACGGATAAAAGGCCCATTTACTCGCAACTCGCAATGTTCAACTTCCATCACGTCGGCTTCACGTTCATCAACACCTTCAACGAAGAACGGGAGATTTATACCGGCCGCAATATTTGCGAAGAACACTGCAAGGGATGCTTGTATCCATCGGGCTAGATTTGTATCCATTATGATCTCACTACCGTTTGGTTCATGTCAAGCCAGTCCTCCAGCTTCAAATGGAGAATCTGTTCTGGTCTCACGCCTTTAACTTCTCTACCAACTACGATCCATCCTGTATGTTGCTCAAATTCTGCGATGCTTTTCAATTCATAACGACGACTGTTATAGATAAACCAATCGTCCTTAACAATTTCATAATCATCCGGTAAGTCCCGAGCATCAACGATGAACGTCCGTGTTCCCGCATCATACGTACCACCATACACGAACGCTTTATTCGCAGATATGATGGAGATTGTTTGTACCGCCTCTCGCTGTATTTTCGCAGGAAGGACGGGGCATTTACGCACAGTGACCATGGTTCGGACGTAGGACTTTACGCCCGACTCATAGTCAGTCGTCGTATCAGAAAGTTTGTAAATATCCACCCGGCCACCATACTGTCTTTTCAGACTGTACATGACCCTGCGAATAAAACGATTCATACTACGATTAGTGCCGTCTAACATCTTTGACACCTTCAGGTGTTTCGTTTAATTCGACGAATGGACAACGACTGCAAAGTCGTTCCATAACACGAGCTACCCAACTAAGACATTCAGCATTTTGACCCAAGGCCGTGGTTGAACGTTCAATCAAGTTTACAAGTGTATCCCGTTGGTAATCCTCAAGTTTTTCAACCCTTGCGGAAAGCGCGTCCTCTCGTTTCCAGTCGCGCCAGATAAAAAACAGTACGATCCCAACGAGTGGTCCGAAATTAGAAACCATATTCGCTATCAGATCAGAACCCATAGTGCGCTCCCAAGGGAAGGGAAACTAGGCGGGCGAACCCGCCTAGTTTGATTAACAAGGTTTAACCAAGCATCAGACAACCGAGATTCGCATCGAGCAGCGCGACTCCGCAGAGCAGGTCGAGCGTAACGATGGTTCCCTGGCTGGTGATGTTGTACTGCATCGAAACTCGCATGGTAACATCATTGTAGCTACCAACGGCCGAGCTAACGCCATGAGCGCTATTGGGCAAGGCCAACGGACGAGTAACGAGTGCCAAAGCATTCCGATGGAACGCCAGGTTGAACGAACCAGACGGGCCGGGATAGGCGTCGTCAAGGTGAGTCAAAGCGGTCGTCAACGGACGATCAAGCCACACAATAGCATCATTAGCATCGACAGCGTCGTCTTCAGAAACGATGACCGTGTAAGTGTGACGATTCGCACCAGTACCGAACGAGATAAGCTGACCAACCTGCGGATTGGTGAAGACACCAGAGCCGCCGATCTTCTGAAGCCGAATACCCTTGGAGTAGCCAGCGGCATACCCAGCGGCATTATCGACTTCAACAGCTTTCCAAACCGTAACCACAGCGGCGGACGAAACACCAGCTTCCAGGCCAGCGACCAGGACAAGCTCCGTGGTGTTAGTACCGTCGTCAGTCGCGGACGACACGACATGCGGCTTACCTTCGCCAGCGACCCAAACATACTCACCATCCACAACCTTATAGGCAAGGATCGTGCAGTTGATGGTCGTCTCGCCAAGGGGCTCGGCTTCATCGGTTACGCCATCGGCGTATTCCGTGGAGGCCTTCGACAGGCCACCGATGTTCTGATCCATGTAGGTATCAAAACCCAGCACCCTACCAAGGCTGGCATCCCGCAGAGCGGACCCGTCATCGCCGCGCTTTTCAGCACTGATGAAGAGTTCCGTTGCCAGGAGATCAGTCTCGGACGAGGCCGACAGAACAAGGTTACGATCCTGGGGATACGCCCTGTTCACATTCATCTTCTCACGAGCCGCCAGCATGTACGCCTTCGCATTCGTAGAGTCCATCTCCATCAGATTCCCAACCCGGTTCGCGAAGAACTGGTGAGACTGACCACAGAGGATACGATCGACGGCACTAGCCATCTCCTGAGCACCCGGTTGGAGATACATCTCGACCAAATCCTGGAAGGACTTGCTCGCCTCACCATCCTTAATGGTGAAGGACACGTACACGTGCTGATCCAGCGGGACCTGCACGTTGGTGGAACTGGCATCTTGGTTAACAACATCGTCTGTGTCCGTCTTCCGCTTAGCGGTGAACGTACCAGGTCGACGAGTATTCACAACGTCGCCAAAGTTGGCGATCTCATTGCTGAAGTCCCGATGGACGAGGCGGGCCATAACCATGTTCTCTTCGAGAATAGCCAGACCTTCTCGCGCCCACAGTTCCGGAATCAGCGCGTCATTGTCATTGGCGTAACAGGCCATGACAGGATTGCTATAGAGCAAATTCATTACTCTTTCTCCTACTTAAAATTAAGCCCTTTTGTTAGGGCGATGAAACAATTTCGTCGCCCGGAATGGGCAAGCGAACAAAATGGCCCCTTTCTTTAGGATCGTCGTCGTTTAAGGCCTAAGGCTTCAGGGTTATCCTGGCGCATCTTACGATACTGCTCATCAGAGAGTTTCGTAGGATCGACTCGACCACCATCACCCGACTGTACGCCGCCGGTGGCGGAACCAGACCCAACACCGCTGACAACATTAGGTTGAAAGAGATTACCATGAAGTTCAGGCAATTCCTTCATCCGTTGCACAGCTTGTTCGGGGGTTCTAAGAGATATGACCTGCTCCCCGGTTGTTTCGTCAACATCGGGGAAGTCAATCAAAGGTGTATACTTTCCAATGCCCTTGCCCTCCACGTCTTGCTCTTCCTGCATCTTTGTCAGAGGACGAAGTAGGTCTACAATTTGACTGGGGTTGAAAGCATCGGCTAAAACTGCCGCATCTTGGAGAGAACGGTCCACAACTGAACTCTTGTACAAATCCTCCCAGTGAATGGCAGCTTCTTTCGTTACTTCGAGTTCGCTCTTAAAGCGTTCTCGTTCTTGTTTTCGTTCATACTCAGCTTGCTGATCCTTGGTACGGTGAGACTTTTGCAAATCAGCTAACTCGGTCTCCAACTTCGT